ACCTACAAGAGCACCTAGACTAATACCAAACCACTTATTCATTTTAGAAACCTAATGGTTTAATAGGTAATGCAGGTCCTGTTGCATCAGGTAAAGACTTCATGATACCTCCACCGATATCAGGCATGACTGCTTCCATTACCTTACCTTTGATGCCATCGACAATAGCATCTTTTCTGATGAATACATATCCACCAAGACCAACTACACCAAGTGCTACTACACCTGAGAAGATAGCGATTCCGTTAATAATTTTTTGCATGATGTTTACTTATCGTTAGGGATAATTTTTACAGGAGCTGATTCAATCCTGATAGTTTGTGCGGGTGCAGTCTCAGATGCTTTAGCAATAAGAAACTCCATATCTTTTTTAGATATGTTTGCATCTCCACCACTAGCACCATTCTTTTTCTTACCTCCCGTTTGGACGCCAAAAGTAGCTAGCGTTCCTGTGAAGACCGAAGCTATGAAAGTTGGGTCAATCTTTTCTCCTGCATCGTAGCCTGGTATTTTAACGTAATTCAAAGTTAAAATTCCTGCGGACCATATGAGGACTATCACTCTTATGAGTGTGCCTAAGTATTGCAGTTGCTCCTCTTTATCATCAACTGCTTCCTTAAGTTTACCTAAAGGACCCTTCGGTTTCTCTTTTACTGATGATGTCATTCTGATTCACCCTGAGTTTTCTTTTTACCAATATTGTATTTGGATTCCAAAGTCCACTCCCCTTTGTCTTTAAAAGATAAAACTTTGATTTGATTCAAAGGTGCTAGGTCTCCAGTATCTTCACCAGAAATTTCTACAAGTCCCCAGTCTGATAATAGTTTAGTAATTCTATTACGACGTTGCACATCATTAGATGTGATGTTAGTTGGTTTGCCATCAAGAGCAAACAACTCTTTGAAGTGGACAATGTAGTATTTTCCACGTTTGTGTAGGATATGACAAGACTGATAGAGCTTACGCTCTTTCCTAGACGCAACACCAACTCTCGTTAGCGTCTCGCGCACCTTCAAGAAATCATCTGGTTCCTTGAGGGTAACTTCTAGCATCATATCTTGAGACCATTTAATCTCTTCACTCACTTTCTTCCTCCAAGATTTAATTTTGATTGAAGAATCTTAATTTGCTCCTGAGTTAGTATCCTTAATGCTGCTCTAGCATTCTCAGTGTTATAACCATAGTATTTTTTAACTAAATCTAGGTCACTGTCTTTAGTCTTTTTATCCCAAGGAGAAAATCTTTTCGATTTCCTAACACTATGTATAAAGAAGGAGTATTGCATATCATTCCTCAGTTGAGGACTAAAATTCATCTCATTTGCATGCATTATGGTGTCAATATGTTGGGCCATGCACTTATTGACGACGAAAGCAGGATACTTTTTCATGGCTCTCTCATCGAAAGTCATGTCACTTGTCTTCAGATTTATACTATTCAGATAATCCTTTAAAGGATACTCGTAATCAGGCATTTATGAGTGCTTCTAGGGGTGATGCAGGGTTTATATCGTAGTTAGCAACTAACAACTCTTTCTTTAGGTGATTGTTTGCTCTGTGCTTCATACCGTAAGTAATTTGAAACTCTTCTTGGTAGAAATCTTTATACTTTTGCTTAAGATAATCATCATTATTGTAAGTTACCATCCAATCAAACGGACAGACAGCACAATCATCAACAAATTTATCATGGTCGAATGATTTATGTAGTTTTGCGTCCGTGCCATACAAATAACTACTAATCATGTATGGTGGGTCTAAAAATATAAAACAATTTCTCGGTGTTGACAACTCATCCATCATCACCTCAGTATAATCTAGGTTAGTAATCTTCCAATGCTGTATAATCTTAGATATTTCCTTCAAATATCCTGCACCACGAGTGGTAAAGTTTTGTCTGGATGCAGTAGCAGAGAAAGAAGAGTTTTCTGTCAGTCCACTATAACTACATTTGTTTAACACCCAGAATAACACTGCTTTACGGAAAGAATCAGCAGTTTTTATCTCATCTTTAGCACCTTTAAATAATTCTTTTGCCTTGTCCTCAGTGCTATGGTTTACTTTTATATCAATAAGAGTATCAGATAATTCAGCACCATTTTTTTGTAGATTTACCCAGAAATTATAGAGATATTCATACTTATCATTCACCCATACAGGGACGTTGGGATACAACTGTGAGAAGTGTAACGCAACCGACCCACCACCTACAAATGGCTCTCTAAATTCACCAATATTCTTAGGAAATTTAGTAATTAATCGTTTAGCAACCCTAGATTTACCACCTGGGTAACGTAATGGTGTCTTCAGATACTTCATAGTTTAACATTTAGTTGTGGTAAATCCCACGCAGCGTGGACATTAGTCTTACCTGTAGGGAATGCATTGAAAGAAATAGTCCATCTATCATAGTTGTCCAGTTGTCTACCAGAATAGTGTCTTAACCATGATGGGAAGAGTATCAGTTTGCCTGCCTCAGCATCAACCTTTTCGTTAATGCCCCAATCATTCTCCATTTTATCATGATACCACACATCTAACGTATCGTAAACCCTAGGTGTGCATGGGTCATCAAAAAATGTAGGAGCACCATCAGTAAGATAGTAAACTGCACTCAAATATGACATAGGATGTCGATGTAATGGGTGTCCAAACCCACTTCCTGCAGGAGCATTGTTAGCCCAACCAAGAGTTATCGATAACTTGTCACAGTATAACTTATAATGATACCTATACTCCTCTAAACATTCCTCAAAGAATCCAAACAACTCATCCACATACTCATTTTTACATGTATGAAGGTCTGGTCTAGTAGTGATTACACCCTCAGGAATATTAGACTGCATAGAAGGATAGTCTTTAAGAAACTCAATCAATTTATCAGTATTTTGACTGGTATCTTTGTGGTATTCCCTTATTACTACTGGAAATAAATGTACTTCTTTACCTTGCATAATCAGATAAATTTAATGGACCTAGTTGAGACCAACCGCTAGTCACATTTACAGTAACCATAGGTTGCTCCCACCCACCTGAGTTTAAATTACCCTGCGGGAATGTATTGAAGGCAATAGAATACCTATCTGCATCTCCATGATTTTCTACACTAGCATGTATCATATATGAAGGAAATATAAAGCAGCCACCCACCCCACCATGAATGAATTGACGACAGTCTCTTGCAGGTCCTCCATCTAAATGAAACTGTTGCCACTCTCTTTTATCAACAGGGTCTAAAAACACTGTTGGAGGACCCTCTGTGAGGTAGAATATACCGCTTAAATAGGACATTGGATGCCTATGTGGGTCATGATGGTGACCTGTATTTGCATCACTTCTGTTAACCCAAGACTTGTTTACAACTATACGGTCTGCCTGCCACCCATTATCTACATGTAAAGTGTCAATACACTTTTGAAACCAGTCATGTAGACCTTTAAACTCAGGATTAGCATGTATATCATTGCTAGTGCCTACACCCTCAGGCTCATTGTATCTACGGTAGTCTAGTTTCTTTACTTTTTCTAGTGTATCTTCCACTAGGGCATCAGATGCTTGAAAATTAAAACATCTAACAGGAAATAAAGGTATGTCTTCGTATTTCTGTCTCATCATCCACCCGCCATGTCATCATACTCAATATCTTCTGCATCTTTTATAGCACGTATTGATTGGTCAAGAGATAATTCCATATCCATCAATCCCTCTACCTCAGAAGGAGTTTGTGTAAACTCAGGAGCAAATTGTCTCCTCTCTTCTTCATCCCATGCCTCTTTTATCTCCTTTATCTGAGCATCTACACTCTTCATTTCATTTTTAATTTTTGCATTCAACCAAATCTTTTTTAAATACTCTATCAATCCAAATAAGAGGTGTTGTACAAAAGGATTCTTGAATTTTTTCTTGACATATCTCCTTGCCTTTCTATGCCATGGGTCTACACCCTTACCAAATGATTTTTCAAATTCTATTTTCATTTTAAAGTAAGTACATTGGGATAACTATTTTCACAGCTCATTCTCCCTTGAATGAAAGTGTTGAAAGAAATTATTCTCCTAGATTCATTCTCAGATTCATTACGAGAAACAAAATGGTAGAGATAAGATGGAAATAATACTATATCTCCAGTCTCAACAGGAATAAACGTTGAAATCTGATTATATTTAGTTGGTGTGTAATCATATCTAAAGTCATGGTGTTTAAATACTCCACGATTTTCAACATGAATTAAATTAAGTCCTTCATGATGTGTATTACCCTTAGGGACGTTTAAATATACCACACCACTCAACATACTATTAGGATGATTGTGGTCTAGGTGGTCATCCCCAGGTACAGTTTTCTTATACCAAGACTCTGTTAATTTAAAAGATAAACTAGACTTAAATCCACAAACATCTTTCTCATATTTTTTTACATGAGAAAAAACTACATCTTTCATAGATTTAAACTCTGGTCTATCAAGGATACCCATTTCTTCACTAAGTTCATTGGGATGTATGACCAGATTATCTAACGTATCTCTCTGTTGTGAAGTTAATTTGTATCCAAGCTTATCTTTATAGACAGCAGTTGGCATTATATCAATGTAAGGCACTATACTACCTGTATATTTAAGATGTCTGAGTTAATAGAGCCTATAGGCATAGAATTAACACCGACAGTATACCTTAAGGCATCTGCAGGTTCGGTGATGTGCACAAACCAACTAGGAAATATTACTAACTTACCTGGGGATGCCTGTATTGCTTCCAACATAGGTGCATTCTGCTCTATACCTGACAAAGTTATCTTTGGTTTTCTAAAAATTTCCATCTGCCCAAAGTTTCTCTCTTTTATAGGGTCAAAAAATACTATTGGTGCACCCTCATTTAAGAATAGATTACCACTTAGATATGCATTTGCATGTCTATGTGCTTGTTGTGCCACTCCTATCTCATATTTGTTAGCCCACATAGATGTGATTCTAAGACCATCACAATCATAGTTAAAATGCTCATAAATCTCATCTAAACATGACTGAATAAAATCTGATACTGGTTTCCATGCTTCTTCATGCTGTAAACGTAAACATGTATTTTGCATCCAAGTATCAGGTCGTCTTATTAGATTAGATGAGTTAATAACATCGATAAACTTATTACAATCACCATCAAATTGGAATTCGTAAATTTCTACTGGGTATAGTTTATGAGTCTTCATCCGTATAAGTGTACGTTGTAATGTTTTCTCGTGGGTTTATATTTATGCGTCTTCTTTCTAACTGTTATGTAGATTTTAAGTAGTTTTTCTGCTGTAATCATTTGAATTCACACCTCATCATTATCTCTGTAAGGAATGCAACCATGTTAATCTCTTGGTCAACAACAAATGCACTCTTGTATTGATACTCAGCAATAATTAACACCGCTTCGGGTATGGTTTTAGGTTCTAAAACTGTGTATACATTATCATATATTTTTCTCATGATGTCAATAGGGTCATTGTCCATATTCTGTGACACCCACTTCTTCATGTTAGTAAACTCTTTCTTTTTCAAGTAAGTGTTAAGGCTAGCAATGTGTATATCGTTACTATTCCCAAGAATCCCAGTATCAATTCTCCCACTAGATGAGTATCTTTGTAATTCATTTA